TGCCAATGCTGGTGGATGCTGCCACATCAGACTCAGGCTCGTACCGGCAGACAGACTTGACGATCTGGGACAGCTCAGAGGACGGAAGCGGTATCTCGCAGCGGGTCTCGTTGGCAATCGACAGCGCCGCCATGATCTCGGCCTCTGTCATACCGTAGCGCCTCATTGCGCCGCCCAGGGCTGTCAGACCGTTGTTTCGGCTGCCTTGAATCAGGCCACCGCCAGTGCTGGCCACCTGGCGGTTATCTGGTTTGCGCATGGCCCTGTAGGACTGCATCCAGACTTCAGGGATACTGAACGGTGCGATGCCATCAAACGGGTCGGACGACGCCTCCCACTGGTAACTGCGCCCTTCAATGCTGGATGGGAAGGCCACGAAGTACCGGCCATCGGCCAGCAGGTCAACGCCCTCGGACAGCTTGCACGACCTGATCTCTGGGTGGTAAATGCCGATGTGATGTTCGCCGCCGCCTGCGGTCATCTGCATGGCACCGTCTGGCGTCTTGCCATTGGTTTGCAGCCACATTGTCCAGGAGGCGTCGCCGCCATTCCTGGGGTCCACATCAAAGACCACGATGCCGGATCGCTCTCCGGCTGCGATGCCGATGTTGAAGTCTGGGTTCTGTGCCCACCACTTGGCAATCTGCTCAGGGTCTGTGGTGGCGTCCTTCACCCCATGCTGAGTGGCAGGCACCTTGCCATTGGGCACGACAGGCAGGACATGCCAGCCCCAAGATGCGTAGGTAAGGGCTGCTTCAGCTTTGCTGGTCATTGCTCCGGCCTTCCAAGTAGGTGGACAGAGCCGACAACACCTTATAGGTCGGGTTGGCATCGGGGTTGTCGCGCACCTCTCGGATGGTGTTGTAGTGCAGGCCGGTGGCCTCCGCAACCTTAGCCGGCATCCTGTCGGACAAGGCGTTGCGAATTTGCTCCAGGGTCATCATTTTTCAGTTTCCTATAAAAAAACTTTTTTCGGGTGTTGCAATCCTACATTGTTTTATGCTACAGTGCAATCACTGCGCAACCGGATGGTCCGAAAGCGCAGCAACCCAAAGGAGAGCCTGATGTTTGAAGTTATTTGGTCGCCTATGCAGGGCAAGTACATCGTCCGCAAATGCAGAATTTTTCACAACGACCCAGAAATTGTTGGCACGCTTGAGCAGTGTCTGACCTGGCTTTCGCGCATTCAAAAGGAGGCTTGAACATGGCAATCAACGTGAAGACCACCGGCAGCCTGGCTGCCAACGGTGTGAAAGTCCTGGTCTATGGCCAGGCCGGTGCTGGCAAGACCAGCCTGATCAAAACCCTCCCAAGCCCCATTGTGCTGTCGGCAGAGGGTGGCCTGCTGTCCATTCAGGACGCCAACCTGCCATTCATCGAGATCGCATCGATGACCGATCTGCAGGAGGCATACAAGTGGCTGACCGAGTCGGACGACGCCAAGGCCTACAAGTCGGTGGCGCTGGACTCCATCAGCGAGATCGCTGAGGTCTGCCTGAATACCGAGAAGAAGGCAACCAAAGACCCGCGCCAGGCCTACGGTGCGATGCAGGAGCAGATGGCCGACATCATTCGCGCTTTCCGCGACCTGCCTGGCCGCCATGTGTACATGAGCGCCAAGCTGGAGAAGACGCAGGACGAGATGGGCCGGGTTCTGTACTCGCCCAGCATGCCAGGCAACAAGACCGGCCAGGCGCTGCCTTACTTCTTTGACGAGGTGCTGGCCCTGCGTGTCGAGAAGGATGGCGACGGAGCCACCCAGCGTGCGCTGATGTGTGACTCGGATGGCCTGTGGCTGGCCAAGGATCGCTCGGGCAAGCTGGATGCCTGGGAGGCACCGGACTTGAGTGCAGTGTTTGCCAAGATCGGAGGCAAGGCATGAACTATACAAAAACAGGTGGGCCAGCGTTTCCAGTGGCAATAGACGATCAAGTTCTAGATGATGGCATGACCCTGCGCGACTACTTCGCGGCCAGGGCGATGCAAGCACTTTTATCAATCCAGGGCGGGACTTTGGAAAAAGATGCTGAGGTGGCATACAAGATGGCCGACGCCATGCTGAAAGCGAGGACCGCATGAAGACGATGGAGCAAATGGCAGCCGAATGGCTGGAGGCCAAAGAGGCCGAGCGTGTGGCAGTCGAAAAGCGCCGCGACCTCGAGGACTCCATGCGCAAGGTGGCCAGCATTCGTGACGACACCGAAGGCACTGAGACCCTAACGCTCGAAGGCTTTCGGGTAAAGGTCGTCGGCCGCATCGACCGCAAGGTGGATGCCGACAAGGTGCAGGAGCTGGCCGCCGAGCACGGCCTGACCGATCACCTCTCGACGCTGTTCCGGTGGAAGCCGGAGATCAACATGGCCATCTGGAAGGCCTCCGACGAACGCATCACTCGGCCACTGGCTGGCGCAATCACGGCCAAGCCTGGCCGCCCTTCTTTCACCATTGACATCATTAAGGAGTAATCATCATGGCTTTTCTCGGACAAACTTTCGACGCAAATGAACTGCCGCAAGGCACTGGTGGCAACTTCGAGCCGCTGCCTGAAGGCAACTACAACGCCACCATCACGCAGGCTGAGCTGAAGAACACAAACGACGGTGGCGGCCAGTACATCAAGATGCGCCTGGACATCACCGGACCGAGCCACCAGGGTCGTGTGATCTTCTCGAACCTCAACATCAAGAACGCCAGCGCAAAGGCCGAAGAGATTGGCCGGCAGCAACTTGGCGACATCATGCGTGCGGTCGGGCTGGCCAAGGTGACCGACACCGACCAGCTCATCGGTGGCAATGTCAACATCAAGCTGACCATTCGCGCCGCACGCACCGATGAGAAGACCGGCAAGACCTACGAGGCTAGCAACGAGGTCAAGGGTTACCGCGCAATCAACGGTGGCGCAGCACCAGCACCGTTCAAGTCTGCAGCACCAGCAGCAGCCCCGGCAGCAACGTCTGCACCGGCCAAGGCCTCGCCGCCCTGGGTTAAGAAGTAAGCAAGAAAAAGCCCCAGCTTCTTGCGAGGCTGGGGCTGAAGTGGCAACTACCAAAAGGAGACGGGCATGAAGATACCCGAGTCAGAGCATACCATCCAGGCGCTGATTGACAAAGCGCACGAAGCAAAGGCTGAGCAGCCAAGGGGCCACATTGGCTGCAGCCAACTTGGCCACCCTTGCGACCGCTGGCTGTGGCTGTCATTTCGCTGGGCTGTGCAGCCCAAGTTCCCTGGCCGCATCCTGCGTTTGTTCAGGCGTGGCCAGCTTGAGGAGGCCAACATCATCAGCGACCTGCGAGCCATTGGCATGGACATTCGCAGCACATCGGGCAAGCAGACCAGGGTAGACCTTGGCTGCCATGTGTCCGGCAGCCTGGACGCCATCATTGAGTCTGGAGTGCCAGAAGCGCCCAAGAAGCGCCATGTAGCCGAGTTCAAGACGCACAGCAAGAAGTCATTCGACGACCTGCTCAAAGCTGGCTCGGTGGCCAGTGCCAAGTTTGAGCATTTTGTGCAGATGCAGCTCTACATGCACGGCACCGAGATTGATCGGGCCTTGTACGTGGCGGTCTGCAAGGACGATGACCGCATCTACACCGAGCGCGTGCGATACGAGAAGGATGTTGCCGAGAGGTACATCAGGCGTGGTTATTTGCTGGCGCAGGAAGACCGCATGCCGCCACCGATCAGCACCGATCCGAGCTGGTATCAGTGCAAGTTCTGCGATGCTCATGATTTCTGCCACCAAAGCAAAACCACCAAGCACGTGAACTGCCGCACCTGCGCGCACAGCACGGCCAAGTCGGACAGCACCTGGCACTGCGCCAAGTGGGATGACACGATACCGCTGGAGGCGCAGCGCACCGGCTGCGAGAGTCATGTCCTGCATCCCGACCTGGTGCCTTGGCAGCGCAAGGACGGGCCGGACGAGTGGACGGCTGTTTATGTCGTTGGTGGCGTGACCGTGGCCAACGGTGACCCAGAGCAAGAGGGTGTCTACAGCTCCAAGGAGCTGCTGGCCAATGCCGCTGCCTGCGCCAGCGGAGATTCGTTCATCGCCGAGATGCGCAGGGATTTTGGTGGGAGGATTGTGGGATGAATACCGACAAAGAACTGATGCAGCAGGCGTTTGACGCGATGAGCTACGGCAACACCGACGAGCGTGAGGCTGTTCGAGTTGCCCTGCGCGATAGGCTGGCGCAGCCAGAGCAGTCGGTAGCTGGTTATTGCAAAAAGATTGAAGAACTAATCGCTGAGCGTGACAGCTTGCGTGCAGCCTTGGCGCAGCCAGAGCAGGAGCCGGTGGCATCAATCGGCAGTCTGAACGAGTTCACGGCTATGGAACTTGTGAACCGGGGCTTTGCTTTGACAGATTACCTCTACACCACCCAACCACAGCGCCCGTGGGTCGATCTGACGGATGAAGATGTGATGGGTTTGTGCAGAACTTTTATGGGTCAGTTCGACAAGACAAAATTCATTAAAGCAACAGAAGCCAAACTCAAGGAGCAGAACAATGGATGACGGCTACTACTGCGCTGTCTGTGGCAAGTACATCGAGGCAGTCGATGGTGTGATCGTGCATGACGACATACCGCACCCGCCAGACATGGCATTTGATGAAGAGGAGAGGCCACAATGAACGAGCAACTTTTGACGCAAGAGGAAGTGGCCTTTCGCTGGAAGATCAGCGAAGCAACCCTTGAGCGCGACAGGTCACTCAAGCAGGGCGTGCGCTATCTCAAAATCGGCGGCCTGATCCGCTATCGGCTGAAAGACGTTCTCGACTACGAGGACTCCTGCATCCATGAGCCAAAGGTAAAACATGACAAAAGATGACGACGACACCATGTGCTACCGCTCAGAGCTTGAAGCAGCGGTCAAGGCTGAACGAGAGGCGTGTGCTGCACTGGTTGACGCCAACGCAATGGCTTGCACCAACCCGATCTCTCGCAGCCTGCTGCAATCCAACGCCACCGCCATCCGAGCAAGGGGCAACGATGCTGCGTGACTACCAACAGCGCACCATCGACCAGCTTTATGCCTGGTTCGAGGCTGGCCACCACGGCAATCCATGCCTGGTGCTGCCGACCGGCTCCGGCAAGTCGCACATTGTGGCCGCGCTGTGCAAGGACGCCCTGCAGAACTGGCCGGAGACGCAGATTCTGATGCTGACTCATGTGAAGGAGCTGATCGAGCAGAACGCAGAGAAGATGCGCCTGCACTGGCCAGGCGCTCCGATGGGCATCTACAGCGCCAGCATCGGCAAGAAGCAGCTCGGTGAGCCGATCACCTTTGCAGGCATCCAGTCGGTGCGCAGCAAGGCCAAGGAGTTGGGCCACATCGACCTGGTGATCATCGACGAATGCCACTTGGTCAACCACAAGGACGAGGGTGGATACAGAGGACTGCTGGGTGAGCTGAAGGCCATCAACCCTGCGCTGAGGGTGGTGGGGCTTACAGCCAGCCCTTACAGGCTTGGTCATGGCCTAATCACTGACAAGCCTGCGCTGTTTGATGCGTTGATTGAACCAACCAGCATTGAGGAGCTGATCTTCAAGGGCTACCTGGCCACGCTGCGCTCCAAGGTCACCAAGGCCAAGTTGGACACCACTGGCGTGCACAAGCGTGGCGGGGAGTTCATCGAGGCCGAGCTGCAGGCCGCAGTCGATACCGACGACAACAACCAGCGGGTGGTGCGCGAGGTGATTGATCTGGCTGGAGACCGCAAAGCCTGGCTGGTGTTCTGTACAGGCGTCAAGCATGCCCAGCATGTAGCCGAAGTCCTACAACAGCACGGCATTGCCGCTGACTGCGTGACTGGCGAGACGCCGAAGAAGGAACGCGAGAAGATGCTGGCCGACTTCAAGGCTGGCCTCCTGCGTGCGCTGACCAACGCCAACGTGCTGACCACCGGCTTCGACTACCCTGACATCGACCTGATCGCCATGCTGCGCCCGACCATGAGCGCCAGTCTGTACGTTCAGATGGCAGGCCGAGGGATGCGTGTCAAGAGCCACACCGATCACTGCCTGGTGCTGGACTTTGCTGGCGTGGTGGCCACGCACGGGCCGATCACCGCGGTGCAGCCACCCAAGAAGGCCGGAGACGGCAACGGTGAAGCGCCAGTGAAGGTCTGCGAGACCTGCGGTGAGCTGTGCGCCATCTCGGTGGCCAACTGCCCTGCCTGCGGCCATGCATTCCCTGAGCCTGAGCGCAAGAAGCTGGAGCTGCGCGACGACGACATCATGGGCCTGGAAGGCAAAGACCTTGAGGTGACGAGCTGGAACTGGCGCAGGCACACCAGCCGAGCCAGCGGCAAGGAGATGCTGTCCTGCACATACTAT